ATACCCATTTGTGTTATTCCAACTTAATTGCTGATTGTACAAAGTATATTTGTGATTATACTCACTAAAATCTAAATCACGTAAATACTTATTATTAAAGAATTGATAAACATTTTGAAGTTCACCAAAGAATGCCACCTCATATTGTATCTCGTATTTATCAGTTACATTTACATTTAGTAATTGGCAAATACCTTTAAACTGAGTAGCTTCGTTATAAGTAATCTCCGCAATAGCTTTTAAGTTCGGGTTAAAATTTGGAGTAAAGTTAGTAGTGCCTGTACTATTAATGACTGCATTAACATTCCATATATTTGAAAACAATTGATTATTAAAAGTAGTACCAGGTAATACAACTGTTTTGCTCCATGTAGTACTACGTTTTTCAGGTTCACGTATATCTGCAATATTAAAGTTAAGAGGGATTGATACTTCATCCGTTAAGTCTATTTGCTCGTTATTGATATATATTTTAGTTAAAATCATCTTCTTTGTCTTTTTCTGTTTTGTGAATAGGTAAATGAAATAACTAAGTTAAATAGTTGCTGACTTGCTTCGTATTTAGTCTCATAGTTTGCATTCGTTATATTAACTGAAACTATGTTACTACCTTCATAAATATAAACATCAGGACTCGTTACAAGCTGCTCTAACCATGCTGATTCCGATTCAGTAATCCAATCACTATTAATTGTTATCGTATCGTCTAATACAGTCTCATATTGACTTAACCCTCTGCTCATTCTTGAGTAGTTGTAATTAACACCACTCCATTGATTTGGATTACTCTTGTAAGTATTTCGTTTTATGTTAGTGCTTTTTGTTTTTGCTCCTGTAAAAGTGTAATAATCATACTTACCATAATTATTCATAAACTTAAAACGGATAGGAGCGTATTTACTACAATACTCATCTATGTATATTCTACGTGATTCAGTAACAGCATCTAAATTATCCTGTGTCATTTCAACTGTATAATAATTTGTTGATGCGTTTATAAACGGTGCAGTTCCACTTGCAAGGTCACCAGTTGTTAAACTTGTTAGCCAGTCATAGCTTACGTTAACATTAATTGAACGGTCTTGTCTATTGCTTATTGATCTATATGGGTTTAAAATAGTAACTGAATTCTGTAGCGTTCCTGTATTTGTATATGTTTTAATTAACAAGTAATAAGAATCATCTACTGACCTTGTCATAAAACCTAAATTTAACTTTTCACCTATCCTTGTATAAATTTTAGGACAATCACTTAACCAAATTGTTGAGGTATTAATTGCAACGTATTTATTAGTTGAAAAATTTAAAAAATCATTTGGATTAAATATACCATTAAAACAATACCCTGTACTATTAATTAAGTTAGTATAGTTTGTAACTCCACTACTTGGGCCGTATTGCTCACCAAACTTTACTTCATAATATGCTATTGAGTTTCCACATGTTTTAAATGTTGTTGTGTTATCTTCAGCATCACGTGTAAGAAAGTTTTGTACTATTCCGCTTATATCAAAAACTCCTGAACTATTAGTCGGATTCTTTCCTACTTCTAATCTTGTATAGTCTGATGATCCATTTACATAAATATCTGCTATGTACCTAAAATTCGATTGAGCTACATTAGTAGAACTCAATGTAAATATCATTTGATTGTACGCTGGTGCGTAGCTGTTAGGTGTGTTGTATACTGTTAGTGCCATTATGGTTGATAATCTTTAGCTATGTCTTTTTCTAATTGTGGAATCTCTATTGTTAGGAATTTCTTTCCTTTATATCCAAAACGTTTAATCGTTCCGTTCTTTAATATGTTAGTCGCTATTGCATAACTCAATGATCTTCTTTCTTCTTGAGTGTTTGCTATTTTTTGTAGTGCTGGTTTATAATTAATCCAATCTAATATTCTAGGTTGTAACTTTTTTCTGTTTTCTTTTGAATATCCTTTTGGCTTAGTACCTTCTTCGAGGTCTTTCCAATAATCTTCAATCTCAATTGTTATTTTAACTATGTTACCATTAACCGAAGTTGGTCGTGGTGTTATTGATTGTGTTAAATTACCACTTGCATCAAATCCAAATTTAACAATGTTATCTTGAACTCTTTTAATAAATTTTAAAACCGATTGGTCAACAGTAACGCCTTCTTCAATTTTATTTATAAATTCATCTAATACTTTTGATGCTTCATCTTTTAATACCCCTGTTGCCATTTGTTTCTGTCTTTAATGTAACTTAAATAGTTTAAAAACGATACCACATTCATGTTTAAAAAGAAATCCCACTTTGTCCTATCCTTACCGCTTAGATTGTCTAGTGTAACATACCAACTCCAATAATCTAAATGTTTTTGTTGTTCAGTTCGCTCTGTATCAACTCCCTCGCTTCTTTCATTTGACTTACCAAATAATCCTCGATACTTGGATACAAACCCTCTATAACTTTGCAAAAAAAAACACATAAAGGATAAACGATACCTACATTCATGCTTTTGATATGCTCAACTTTTTGAATGTAATCCATTTCAATTTCTTTGTATTTTAACCAGCTTATTTTATAAGGCTTCACAAACATTGCTACTAATTGTGGCAAATTGCTAATTATACTTTCTTCGCTTTCTGTTAACTTAGCTAAACTGATAAAATCCCCTGCACTTAGTTTACTAATGTCATAGTTTACAATCCATCGGTAGCCATTATGCTTAAACACCTCAACTGCCTTAGGGAACTCCATTTGAAATATAAAGTTTACCGACTTGATAAGTTCTTTTAGCTGGTCAATCCTTATTTTCTCAACATCTGCAACAGGAATATCAGCTATGATTGAAATCACTCTAATTTCTCTATCAATAGGATCAATATCCTTATCCTTAACAATATCGTATATCAATGGAAATTTATCTATTGATATTTCATGCCATGTATTTGGAATTGTAATTGTCATCATATTTAAAAGTACCTTTGTTTTATAATAGTGTGTATCTGCCTGTTTTGTATTTAGTGTAAGCATGGAAAGCTAAGCATGTAGCCATAACCCCATCGTCATGGAATCCTGAAGGTGCTGAATACTTTATTACTCTGCTTTTAGGATTGTATTCATAGGTAAACATTTCAAGTTCTTTTTCTAACCAATCTACGTTTAAAAATGTTACCTCTTTGTTTTGATTGGCCACGATTAAACTTTCAACTATTTCTTTTTTGCTCTGATTTGTAGTAACAAAAGGTTCAATAGTACAGTAACTTGCACATTCCTTTTGCAGCATTTCAAATATCACGTCACCTATTGAGTTTACTTCCACTAATGCTGTTTGGACAAAATTTGTCCTCAAGCCTTGAGCTATGTTCTTTACTATGCTTTGCCAGTCTGTATGTCTCCACCGTTCAATATAGAACTGTTCGCCTCTTTCATTGAATATTGAAAGCACCGAGTAATCGTCTGCTCTACCTAAGTCTATACCTGCAAAAGCCCTTCCATTTGCTTTACTGTCTCCAATTTGTCGATTGTTGAATAGTGTTGCAGTGCCATCTACAAACTCCGCTAAGTATTCTTGCCTAAACACCATGTCAGGTAAAGTCAATTTTGCATCGTCTATCTCTTTTGGGTTAATCATTGGGTTATGATACGAAGTCATTGTAAAAGACTTGTACTGCTCGTTAATTCCATCCAATTGATACATTTTGTAAAAATGGTTTTTACCTTTTGGAGTTGAAATCAAAAGAACCTTTTTACCTTTTACTAATACGGTTGCTCTTAATACTTCAGTCCATGCTTTTTCATCCATGAAGGCAAACTCATCGCAAACCAGGTAATCGAATGTGAAACCGCGAATGTTATCATAACGTTCTGCACTAAAGAATTGAATTGTTGATCCTGTGATGTATTCAAGTACTAACTCCGATTGATTAACCTTTCTGTATATTTCAGGTCTCTTTGCAAATGCTTTGTAAACTTCCTCAAATACTTTCTTTGATTGTTTGTAAACAGGAGATACCCATGCACATTTAACTTTCTTATTGTTTAAAGCCCAATATAATAACTGATTTGAAGCAAGTAAGGTCTTTCCGAACTGCCTGCCTATATTGATAACATAATACTTTTCATTGCTATGATTTATAGCATCATGTATTATCTTCTGATTCCGATGTGGTGTGTATAATACTGCTTTCGCCAAAGTCCGCTGTAAATTTCATGTTTCCTGTTACCTTCACTTCTTGTTGCTCAATGTAGCCACGTTTCTTGCCTTTACACTTTAAATAGAACATTGTGCTTAATGGATTGCCTTTAGCTATCTGTTTATGCAATTGGCTCTCTGCAAAGTCCAAAGCAACGTTCTCAAGTTCCTTTACTGCCTTTTTATATTCTTTATCTTTTTGATACCACTCGTAGTGTGTAGAACGTGCAATGCCAACTGACTTACAAGCTGTCGTTATAACTCCTAAATGTTTTTCAAGAGCATCTAACATTGCCTTTTTTAATATGTCCGAATTTGTTGTCATTTTGCTTGTTCAAATATCTTTTTTCTATCGTATGCCATTTTATATTCCTTTTAATGGAGTTCTAATTATTGGGTTAAAATCAAAGCTTTTCTTGCTTTTATTGTCATAACTTACAATTTTATTTCCCCATTTTTTTTGTAATAATTCAAATTGCCTTTTTTCTTCATTACTATTTCTCATTATGCTACATCCACCTTTATTTTCAGCTTGTTTAACTTTATAAGAATATGCATTTGCTCTTAAAATACCTTTATATTTATTTAAATGTTGTAAGCTTAAATCATAATCTTCCTTTAAAGGTATATTTTCATCATATCTTATTTCTGAATTAACATGTATGCAAAATGGTCCAAGTACTGGGCTTGTAAAACTAAAAGGTGAATATTCCCTGTAAGCACCTTTATCATTTGGTGCAGCTATATTTACTCCACCATATTTTAATTTACTGTCTAATATCATTTGAATCATGTTTTCACAAAATTCTTGAAATTCATTTTCATTTAATATTTTACTTTTACAATTATCCCATCTATAAATTCCTTCGCAATCGTCATCCATCATTACAACTGCTTTACCTATAAATTTATTTAAAATATAATTTCTTACTCGTGAAATATTTCCTTGTATTTCATTAGGTATAATAATTTTTTTATGTAAATACTTTTCCTTTTCATTTTCAGCAATTACATATTCAAAACATGGGTATATTTTATGTGTGCTACATGTTTCCCCTCTTTTATAAGACGGTGATGCAAAAATTATTTCCATTCTTTAAATTTTATTAAAGCATCTGTTCCATCAACAACCCTTCCAACTCCTTTGCTCCATGGTTTACCATTTTTTCTTTTACTATATACTGATTCCAATTCTAAAATTTGTTCTATTTGTAAAAAATCAATATCCTTATTAAATTTTAATACAATATAATTGCTTTCAAAATCCAATTCAGTTGAAAAATTAATTTCACCATTTTCTTTTAACTCTTTTTCATCTAATATTGGTAAATCTAAACCCCAATTTTCCAATTCCTCTTCATTCCATTCGTTTGCTAAAATATCCCAATCCCATTCACCAAAGCCAACGTTATCTTTAATAATAAATTCATTTTGTTTTTCAATGCTCCAATCAACTATTTGAACGGGTGCTTTTCTCCATCCAGCTTCCTGCATTGCTCTTAACCTCATGTTTCCGCCCAATACTATCATTTCAGTATTAACAACAATAGGTCGCACGTTTGCCATTTCAGGAAAGTCCTTCAAAGATTGAACTAACTTTTTAAATTTGTCATCCTTCAAAACACGTGGGTTATTAGGATTTGACTTAATTTCTTTAATGTTTATTTCTTTTATCATAAAGTACCAATATATCTATCTAAATACCATTTAGCTTTTAAAAGGTCTTCTTTTGTCTTTGTGAGGTCTTTTTTACCTGCTCTACTTATGTACTTAACTACATTACCTAAATGAAAGTTTAGTTCCCATGCTTCTATTACTTTGATAGCTTCATAGGTTGTATCCCCTCCATAGTGTTTTGGGTTATTTACTGTTTCCATTATATTACAATAGTTTCATTTGTTTCCAAATTAGTAATTGAAATAGTTTGTTTTTCCATACCCATTAATATAATTACATTTTCATTCTTTAGTTTGTTTTGTAGGTATATTATATTTTAAAAATATTGTTATCGCTAATTTATTTTCCATCTTTTATAACTGCAAGTAAGTATTCAAGTAGTTGTTTTCTGCAATCTCCACATCCTAAGTTAAAAGGTTTGTTTCCACTCTTTATAGCAAGTTCATTTAGTTCAGTCCAATTAAATGTAGGTGAATAGTTCTTACCCATCTGCTCCCATTTAATTAACTGCTCTGCTATGTTTTGTGGAATCATAATAAGTACCTATCGTTTATCTGTTCAATTAGTGATGCCAATAAAGCAAAGGTAAAAGGAATAGTCAATAAATCAAAATAAGTTGTGAAGTTTATTATTTGGTAAATTAAGAAACTCCAATAAGTTAAACACAATGGACATGTGAAAGGTTTTCTCATTAGTAGTTTTGGCTTAGGAATGTACTTTGCCAGTATGTAAGTAGTTGCTAAAAGTTGTATCATTGATTTATGTTTTCGTAATATAATCGCTCATTTATTTCTTTTATTAAGTCATAAAATTGCTGAGGTGTCAATCCGCTTTCTAAATACATATTTAAAAGTGCAAGTTCCATTAATAAGTTTTATGTGGATTAAATGCCATTTCTTTTCCTGTTAGGTTTTCAAATAGCTTATCTAATTCATAAATCAAAGAGTTACGTTGAACATTTAAATCACATGCTTTTTTTAAAATAGCATAAAGTTCTTCATTACCGTTATATTTTTGGTAAAATTCATCATAACTCATTCGCCTTATTTCATAAAGAGCTTCCTGATTATTCCACATTTTTAAATCAACTGTAATCAGTTTATCTATTAAGCTGCCTGGTGTTTCCATTATAAAGTTTTTAATCCGTCATTTTTAAAATATGATTCTAAATAACTATTACGAACAGATGTGTGAACAGTTACATTTGAGTTAAGGCTTGGCATTGATTGAAGTAAGCAAACAAAAGCTGAACTGATTACATGGCATTCTTTCGCTCTTTCCATTATTGTTAAGGCTTCAAATAAAGCTACTTCTTTTGGTATTCTTACAATAGGTAAGTTAGGTAAGTTTTTTATTTCATAACCTCTTTGCAAATCGTCATGAACAAAAATATATTCATTATGGCTTGAAGCGTAATTGTTAAAATGTTCAAGTTCTTTTTTTAAATCCCTTTTAACTTGAAATTCCTTTCTTAACTTTTTATCATATTTTTTATTCTCAAAAAAGGCATCATCTCCAATTTGATTGTAAAGTTCATAACCTTGTTGATCTAAGTGAAAATCCTCTTTGTCTCCTACAAAATTATCTATTGCAGTTCCAATTTCATTTTCATTATCAATTATTAAAAGTTCAATTTTATTTAAACCTTCATACATTCTTTTTACATTTTCTGCATTATGCCTATAACATAAAATAAAGATAGTGTCGTATTTTCTTACATCACGCTTATAAATATGCCTTACTAATCCACAATGTACTATGTGGTCTCCCATTCCTAAATGATGTGATATTAATTTATTCATTTGCCCAAAAAAATATATGTTTATAATCTGATTCTATTTCTTTATATTCATCTTTATACTGGTCATAACCATTTAAAAATTTAACTGTTGGTGCTTCATACCACCCAGCAGCTCCAATGTGTCCGCAAGTATCGTTAGTTTGTCTGTAAACTTCATTTACATTTTCTAAAGGTTCATCAATAAAAGTATTTCTGTAACCGCTTAAGAAAGTATTTGGCATTCCTAATATGTAATGCTGAATAATAGATTCAGTTCCATGTTGAGCGTAAATTGGATAAATTTTAGCGTTCAATGTTTCCTGGTCCGTTCCTTTTATTTTATAGTCTCTGCTATCTAAAACAGATTCTAAACTTTGAAACCTATCTCTAAAGTGTTGGCTCAGTCCTATCATGCCACCCATTAAAGGTATGTTGTGAGAAATACTATCAGTAATAGCGTGTACTACTTTTGGAGTATTTTCCCATTCTTTTACCATTTGCGCTTCTCTATATGTTAACGGGCTATCAGTATCTCTGCAAATTATTCTTTCAACGTTATGCTCAAAAATAGGCAATAACCTCCATAACATAGCTTTGCATAAAGGTTCTTCAGGTAATACTCTAAATCTTACTTTGTATGCTTTAAATCTATTAAATAATTTTTCATACTCGTTATAAGTTTTTTCATCAACGCAAATATGAATGTTCCAATCAGGATATATACAACGAGCGAGACGAATATTAATCCACATACCCCTAAGATAGGAGCTAAAATCAAAGCAATTATGTTCTTTTTTACCATAGCCGAAAAGTGAGTAACTA